CAAGAAGGGGCGACCTATCACAGGCCTGTTGGATGGGCTGGAACATAACACCACCAACTCGTGTCGCTTGCCCGACTTTCGAGAGTGGCAAAATCGGGATTTCGGAGCATTGAAAATGAAACAGTTTACACAATGGGCTTGCCTAGGCCTAATAATTCTTGGCAATTTATTCATGATCTGGGGGTGGATGTGTTTAGCGTGATCTTCAGCCTAATGGTATCTTTTCTGCTTCTTGTTGCACTTGTGAGTGAATAAACAGGACTAGATCCTAAACACCTTTCAAGGTCCCCTGGTATCCAGGGGACCTTTTTTTTTGTAAATTGCCAAGTTGCAAGTACTTGCATTTGGGACGTATAAAGACGGGATTTTAGGTGGTGGGCTCGTTTTCGTCTATCTGTGAACACTACTCAAAAAAACCACCCTTCCCCCCCCCTATCGCCCAGCATCGCCAGGCACCGCCCAGCATCGCCAGGCACCGCCCAGCATCGCCAGGCACCGGCCCAGCATCGGCAACATCGCCCAGCATCGGCCCAGCATTGACAGGCATCGGCAAATTGTGGTGAGCCCGAGCCTAGTCCTCGAAAAAAGATAACATAACAATGGTTATGTTATCTTTCTCTCGGATAGGCGAACTCTGATTCACGAACAAAACTTCGTGTATTCTGATTCACGAATTTCAATTCACGAACAAAACTTCGTGTATTCTGATTCATGAATCCCGATCCACGAACAAAACTTTGCACGTCCTGCCTCCCTGCCAGGCGCCTAGGGGGGGGCCGACCCCCCCAAACCCTAAAGTCCGAGCGGAAAAACTCGGTTGATCGTCACACCTCCCCACAAAAATTTTCAAAAATTATTTTACAAATTCCCCACCCCCTATACTAACAACTCCTAATCTGTTAAGATGAATTTATGAGTGAAATACCCAAGGAGCAGATATCTCAGGCCCAGAAGAGGATATTTTCTTACAAGACGAATCCTTCTGGCTTTGTCCATGACATTTTAAGGGTTCAGGACATCAGCATCCATCACCATGTTTCTTCCCAGCAGGAGGAGTTATTGGCGTGGGTTGGTGCTAAGGTTGCGTCCAATTATCGTCAGTGGAACGTGAACAAGTTGGGTCGTAAGGATTTGGATTTTCCTTTGGATATGCAGGAGTTGGCGGGGCAGATTGGTGGTTCAGTGATGTCTGGGAAGGGTACTGGCAAGGATGCCGTTGTTGCTTGGGTGATGATTTGGTTTATTTCGTGTTTCAAGAACTGCAAGGTTTACATTGTTGCTCCTGGTGAGCGTTCGATCAAGCAGATTTTATTTCCAGAAATTGTTAAGTGGGTTGATGCGAAGTTGCCGGACGGGAAGTTTGCGTTCAAGTTCCGTGACCAGGTCAAGGTTGAGGGTGAGCGTATTTATTGGTTGGATTGCCCGAGTCCCAAGTTTGACAGGACGATTGAGCCGATTATTGCTGGTGCGCAGTTGAATGATGAGCAGAAGCAGGCGGTGTTATCTGGTCGTCACGAGAAGAATTTGTTATTTGTTTTCGAGGAAGCGACAGGGATTGCTGACGGTGTTTTCCAGCCTTTGGAGAACACGCTTTCATCTGAGAACAACTTTTGTTTGATGTTATTCAATCCTAACCGAACGGGTGGATATGCGGTTGGCAGTCACACTGAGCGGATGGCCCCATTTTGGAAGCAATTCCAGTGGAGTTCTGAGGATTCAACGGTAGCTTCTCAGGACAACATCAAGCGTTTAGAGAGTTTGCATGGTCGAGACTCGAACAACTTTAGGACCAACGTGCTTGGGTTGCCCCCTCTTGCCGGTTCTGACACGCTTATCCCGCATGAGTGGGTGATGATGGCGGCCATGGCCGAGACCGATGCTGACAGTGACGCAGCGGTGATTATGGGGGTTGACCCTGCCCGTTATGGAGGTGACGAGTCGATCATTTTGATCCGTCAGGGTCGCAAGGTCCATGAGATTTGCCGTCATCGTGGTTTGGACGGTCGAGAGTTATCTGAGCGGATGATTGAGATTGATTATGCGTGGGGAGAGGTTGACCGATGTTACATTGATGCGATTGGTGTTGGTGCGTCTCCATTTGACTTTTCGAGGCCTCATTTTGGTGGTCGCATCAGTCCGGTGATTGTATCCCAGAAGGCGAATAATGGGGACCGGTTCATGCGGCTCCGAGATGAATTGTGGTGGCGTTGTCGTGAGTGGTTCAGCGAGGAGGGGATGGTTGATATCCCTTGGGACGAGGATTTCGTGGAGCAGTTAAGCGACATCCGTTATGAGGATACTGGGAAGGTGAAGGTTGAGGGCAAGAAGGAGTTAAAGAAGCGTAAGGGAGCTGATGCTTCTCCTGACATAGCTGATGCTTTATGCTTGACGTTCCGTCACGGATTGGATTCTGGTCGCAAGAGAACTTCGATTGGTTACAAGCGCAGGAGTTCTTCTTTTTCACAGCATTGGATGACTGTATGAGTATCGAAAAGATCAAGCCATTGATCGACCTAGCCCCAGTGCCCATAACTCCATCTGACTGCAAGTTGATGAATGGGGACAAGGCCGATCCCCCCACCAAGGTCAAGATCAACAAGGTAATGGGATTTGGCAAGCACATTGAATTTGACGACCCGGACTTTTCGGCACGGATGGAGAAGTCGATGTGCGAGGAGTTTCGGGAAAAGTATCGCAACACCTCGAAGTGGCCATTCGTGAGCAATCTCACGGACGAGGAAATCTCCCGTGGTTTCATTGAGATGTCGAGGGATCACTCGGAGCAGGTCCGTAGAAATGCGTTGGTGAGCAAAATGCAGGGTCAAATTGCGGAAGCAAGGTCCAAGGGGATAATCACTTAAGCTACCCTTTTTTGGTATTTAACTACCTTTCTGTTCACAAAACGTAATCAGGACTAGACAGGTGTAATCACTGGTGTAATATTACACCGGATGATCTACAAGACTAAAGCGGGTGAGGGTCATAATCACCTTTTTTTCGTTCCGGAAGGGGCGGAAGAGGGAGTCTCAACCGAAAACGATGGTCACTCTCACAGGTTTTTAGTTGCAGGTGAGACCGTTGCCTCCCTAGACGGTGGCGAGGAGCCCCACTCTCATGAACTGGTGAAGGTGAAAAATGTGCCCCCTCCCAAAATACCGAAAGCAGATGATGACGAGAAGGTCACAGATGTCTTCCAGCTTTTCAAGGCAGCCCATGACAACAACTTGGAGTCATGGACAGAAGCCGAGGAATGCGAGGAATTTTATTGCGGCAAGCAGTGGGACGACAATCACAAGCTGCAATTAGAGAGTCAGGGCCGAGCCTGCCTTACGGTGAATGAGTCTGGTGCTCAGATTGACACCCTTTTAGGATACCAGAGGAACAGTCGTTCTGACTTTGCTTTCAGGCCCATTGAAGAGTCTGACGCTCGGGTTGGTCACATGCTAGACGAGGTGGTAAAGAACATCTTGGAGCAGAACAACTTCGTTTTCGAGGAATCTAGGGTTGCAGAGGACCAGTACATCACTGGGCGTGGGAACTTTTCTGTTTACATCGATTACGATGAGGACATTGAGGGTAAAATCGTGGTTGAGCGTGTCCCTTGGCGGGACGTGTATTTCGGTCCTTATGAGAAAATGGACCGGTCAGACTGCGAGTATTTAATCAAGCAAAAGATGTATTCTCTTGAGCGCATGAAGCGCATGTTCCCGGACAAGGCCGATGATTTGGAGAAGGATTTTCTGATCTGGCAGAAGGTGGTGGAAAAGAACACTGTTTCCGGGAAGGCCTATTCGATGGAGACCGGTACTCTCACAATTGCCGATTCTCAGATCCCCAAGTTGGACATTCAAAAAAAGGAGTATCGTTTTATCGAACTCTGGAGGAAGCAGTTCCGGACTGAGTACATTTTGGTTGATGTTTCCACTGGGAAGGTCGAAAATATAACCGGGGTTGAGAAGCGTATCCGTGATGGAATAGCCACTGAAGATAGATTTAAAATTGTTACCCGCACTGTCTACGACATGAGGGTCACGAAAGTGGCCGGTAATTGCCTGTTGTCTGATGAAATTGAGGACATTGCCGACAATGATTTTGACATCATCCCAGTTCATGCCAAGTACAAGAACGAATCTTGGTGGGGGAAGATGAAGGAGTTGAAAGATGTCCAACGTGAGATCAACCACCGGACCTCACAGGTAGTCGACATCATCAACAAATCCATTTCTTACAACTGGTTTTACGATGACCAGACTTTTTCCAGTCCTGCGCACGAAGAGGATTTTAGGATAAACGCCACGACCCCTGGGTACATGGCAAAGCTACAGGATACTTCTAGGCCTCCAGTGCAGGTTCAGGGGGCCAAGACCCCGGTTGAGGTGATCGAGTTGCAGAGACTGGCCACTGAGAAGCTCTACAGGATCAGCAACGTCCCAATGGAAACTCAGGGCGACAGCAAGATGCAATTATCCGGTGCGGCAATTAGGGAAAAGACTCAGGTTGCCCTCCAAGGCAATAGTTATCTCCCGGACAACATGAATTTATCGAAGAGATTATTGGTGAGGAAAATTGTTGCTTTGGTTCAGGGTAATTACTCCCCGGAGAGGATTCTTCGTCTGATCCGCAAAAAGGGTAGTGAGTCTGAGGAGTTTGCTGATCCGCAAATGGCCGAGATTCAGGCCATGGAGGACGCTACCATTATTGAGCTTCTGACGACCACGGACTTGATGAAATATGACATCCAAGTCGACACAAGCCCATATTCTCCAACGATTCGCATGTCAAACCAAGTGTTGCTCCAAGAATTGATGAAACAGGGCACTCCGATACCGCTTGCTTATTACATCCAGCAATCTGATCTCCCCAACAAGGAAAAACTGTTGTCTCTCTTCAAGCAAGAGCAAGACCAGAAGGCTGAGATGGAGAACAAGAAATTCCAAACAGAAGAGAACAAGGCTTTAATCGCTGCCGGATCCCGCCAACAAGGGGGGCAAGGTCAGGGATGATTCTTTCCATTCGAGGTAATGTATGAGTAAAAATGACGGAGACGTAGGGGTTGCTGAATTCACGGAGGAGTCGGTCGAAACGATGACATCCGATGAAAAGCGGGAGGCCTTGCAGGGGATTTCTGAAGATGAATTCAACGATGTCATGGACGCTGCTGAGGAAACTCAGGAAGAGGCTGAGCTGGAATCTGGGTCGACTGTAGAGTCTGCCGAGCAAAAGGTTGTGCGTCTTGAAGCAGAAAACCGAGAGTGGCAATTAAAACATGACCGCATGGGGAACGAACTTGGTGAGAAGAGGCGTGTCCTAGCGGAGCAAGAACAAATGCTTGCTGAATCGCTCAAAGAGATGGAGGAGGATGGGTTCGTCAATATGGCAAACAAAGGATTTACTGCTATTGACGAACGCAACAACGCCCAGGCCCAACTTGAGAATGTCAGACGGCAACAGCATGCTTTGCAGTATCAGGAGAATGAACGGCAGACGAAAGGAATCATTGAAGAGAAAATGGGAGGTATTGACGATGCCCTAGTTGAGGGAGTCAAAGCCGCATTGATCGAAGATGGTGTTTCTGAGG